CCTTCAACACAGCCATCACCAGCTACCATTAAGTGACCGTAACCTACAGTCCACTTACCTACAATATCTTGATAGGGCATCGCTCTAAAGCCCTCAAAAGATTTAATTTGGTCAATACCTTTGTCAGAAGTTTTCATTATGTTGCCTGAGTTGATGCAGTTAAAATACCGTTAGTAAAAGTCATGCTGCCGTTAGTACCACCTGTAGTTAACTTAGCAGTAGTAATAGTTCTAGTAATGCCGCCAGTAGGTACAATAGTTCCTGATACACTTACACCAGTAAGAGTACCCCCAGTAATAGCTACGTTGTCAGCGTTTTGTACAGCAATAGTACCTAGACCTAAGTTTTGTCTAGCTCCTGCAGCGTTATTAGCTCCAGTACCGCCTGCAATAATAGGAGTTATAATGTTGCCATTTTGTGCTTGCTGTATGTAGTTTCCTAAGTTACGAAACCAATCACGCCAGCTTTGTACTTCACTAATTTTATCTTGTGGGATAGGAGGTAAACTATTAGCCATTATTTATCACTCTTTAAATAATTATCCATTTTATCTAAAATTTGTTTTTGTTGTTTAGAATAATGTTTATTCATTTCAGAATCAGGAAATTGTTTAAATAAATAACCACGAAGATAAGTAGGTTTACCTGTTTGTTCTAACCATTGTTTGTAAGGACGGTCATCACCACGTTCATGGTCTTCTCTATAAAACTCACGAAGAGAAGCCTTTGCTTCAGGGGTCTTTAATGTTTGTTCAAATTGTTTATTAAGTTTATACAATTCTGGGTGGTTTTCTTTATCATTAACAAGATTATGAGAAACAATGTCACCAGCTATATCAGTAGGTTTAACATTTTTATCTAATACTTGAATTACATGTTTATCTTCTGGGACACCTTCTGGTCTTTTAAACTTTTCATCTCCAGGGTCTCCTGGTTGCCAATGTTCTAATTTTCTAAAATCATCTTTAGAAGTAGGCTGGGACTCAACATAACCATAGTCTAAACCTTTTAATTTAGGGTACATATCTTGAGCTTGTTGTAATAGATTTTTTTGAGGCTCTAAAGTAGATTGTCCTGTAGTATCTCCCATTGGATTAGTAGAAGGAGTATAGCCACCTACAGAAGGAGTAGAGCTTTGCTGACCCATTAATCCTTGTAATAGTAAGCTATAATCCATTATCTTCCGTCCTCTACTTCAGTAGCATAACCACAGCCTTGTAAGTCATCTAAGCACTTTTGTACTTTTTCACCAATGTCTGTACGATAAGCAATAGAGTTAGGAATCTCAATTTTCTTTTTAATCTTGCCGTAAACTGACTCACGAGCTTTCTCAATAGAGTCACCTAGTCCTACTACTGTGCAGACATAGTCGCCAGCAGTTACAAACATAGGGACATTTTCTTTGAGTTCTCCGTCAACCATTGCAGGACCTTTGCCCCACTGCACTTCACAAAGATGTACATCATTGATAGCATCTTCCATTGTCAAGCCCCAGATAGGATAACCAGAGTTTTCCTTTTTAGTAATATGGCTAAATGGATAGTCAGGAATTGTTACAACAACACCGCAAGCAATCTTGTCTGAAGTCTTTAAAGTATCTTTACCATCAATCATGTCAAGCATCCACTGAGCAGGGTCACCCTTGTGCAAAGACATCTGAATGTTAAACAAAGGCCAGCCTGGACGAGTAGTAAACTCTAAAGGCCATGCTTTACCATTCTTATCAATAATACAGTTAACGTCAATGTAGCCTGTGTAGCCAATACCATGAAGCATGTCTTCTAATGGTTTAAGCATCTGGTCAGCTAGTTTAGAGTCTTTGGTGTAGCGAACAATAGTACCTTGCTCACCAGTAGTAACACCAAGTTCGCCATCCATGAGCTTCTTGTGTTCCCAGGACTCACAAAAGTTCTTAGAAAAACCACCAGCACCGAACCAGCCACCTACACCAAACTCAATACCTGGACGGAACTCTTGAAGAATAAACTTACCTTTAAAGGAGTTCTTTTTCTTCCAGCGAGTTAACATGTATAGCATGTCAGCAGCAGACTTAGCTACATAGGATAAAGTCTTGTCTCCGTCACCAATAGGCTTAGACACAAAGCGACGTGGGTTCTCTTTGACGTATGCAATAGCATCGTCATAGTTGTCAAAGGTTTGACTAGGAATGGTTTCAATACCAGCCTTGTTAAGAATCTTCTCACCGTAGTCACGCTCTTGTTCCCAGCGAGTACCTTCTAGGTTCGCACCAAAGATGGGATAACCTTGGTCACGATAACGCTCTAGACCATAAATATAATAAATGTTATCTGTAACAAAGATTAAGTCAGCCCACTTCATGTGGTCTTCCCACGAGCTAACTCGTTTAATTAGACCACCATCGCCTACTTCAGCACGTGAGCCATCTTTGTTATGACGTAAAAATAACTTAACTTCATGCCCAGCTTCTTGACTTCGTAGTCCAAAGGAAAGACCGCAACCGCAGCCTGATGGGTCAATAATTAAAATCTTCATAGGTTCTTCTCTTTAGCAATAGCACCAGCAGTTGTAGCACCGATAAACAATCTCATAGCACGACTAATATCTTGAGGAGTCTGAGCACCATTCATAATGTCAGTAATATTATTATACACTTTATCGGAAAGTTTCATCTGCTTTTTAACTTCAGGACCTATAGTGCCCCACATTTTTTTAGCTTCTATTGCTGTAGTACCTTTTAAGTAATTTAAGAATTCTTGTTTAAATACTTGGATACCTTCAGGATTTTTACCTAAGTTTTGTAGCTGGTCTTTAATAGCAGAACCGCTATTATTAGCAAATAAAGTAGGAAGAGTGTCTTTAGCTAAAGCAACACGTTCTGTCTCAAAAGCACCACGAGCAATCTCTTCAGAGCGTTTACCTGTAGTTCTTTCAAGATAATCATTAAATGCTTTACGAGCATTCTGAGTTTCTGTAGCAGTAGCGTCTTTATTAAATTTAAGATTCTCAATTACTTTATCGCCTTTAAGGGCATTTCCGTTATTGTTAGCAAAGAAAGAAGAATAAGCATCTTTTTGAGACGCAACATCACCATGCAAAGATTTAAACTCAGGAGAATTTAAAAAAGTCTCTGCTTGTTTGCCTTTAGGGAAAGCTACATTGTCATAAGCTTGTTTAGCATCTTCGTACAAAGAATGAGAAACATTTTTATCTGGTACAATGTTGACATCAGGGTGTGCTTGTCTTAAAGCAGCAGTAGTTTCGTCAATATTTTTAGTAGAACCAACTCCTAATGTTTTAGCTTCCTCTTCAAGAGTTTGAGCAGCAGCTTTATAATCAGCAGGTTTTCTTTTTTCTAAAAATTCACTAGTACCTCTAACAATAGGACCAGCAAAAGGAATATCCATTGATTTAAGAACAGCTTTAGCTGCATACTTAGACGCATAATCGGCTGCTTTCTTTTCAATCATCATACCAACTTTGGTAGATAAACCAGCACCAGGACTAATCAAACCTGCAGCAAACTGTGTGCCTTCTCCAAATCCTAAATCTTCCGCACCTGCTTCAAGAAGACCTGATACAGCTCCTCCAATAGCCCCTACAGTGCCTGTAACAATAGCACCAGGACCTGTAAAAGCACCGATAGTACCTCCTATAGCACCGCCAGTGACAGCCCCTGCAGCAGCTCTTGTAACATAATCACCAACACTCAGTTTACCTGCTTTAGATGGGTCACGACCAAATAATTCTTTAGCTTTAGAACGTGTATCTTCAATCGTTTGTTGACGACCTGCTGAAGGAACTAAATGGTCAATAATTTGTTTAGGTGTATATCCTTCTTTTTCAGCAGCGTCTTTATCAAACCCTGTTTGTTGAGACAAATGAGCAGCTATCTCATCATCTGAGTAGCCTTCTTTTCGAGCACCTGCTACATCAAAGTCTAATGCCATTTTATCGTACCAAAGGTTTAGCTAACGGATTAGGAACATTTAAAGATTCTAAATTAGAAGAAAAAGAACCGCCTTGACCACCGCCAAAAGCACTAATAGGACGCATCGGTTTTTTACCTGTGCCTTCAGTAATTCCTTCGGCTTTTCTTTGTTCTTCTGCTTTTTTAGTGCCTTCTTTAAGATATTCATTAGAGTTTTTAGAAAATAATAAAGAATAATCTTCTTTGTTTAAATTTTCTTTATCAGCACCTAACCGACGATTTAAGTTTCTCATAGCATCGTCTTGACGGTCTTTTAACACACCAACAAGAGTTTGAGGACTTAAAGATTGGTCATAAATACCAGCAAATTGTTTTTCAAGGTATTGGTTAATACGCCCACCGCCAGAAGCCATAGCATCAGAATTAGCCAATGTTTTTAATTCTTTAGAAAGAATAACAACATCTTCAGAATATTTTTCAGGATGGTTAGAAATGTTGTCTAATAGCTGACCAGTCATTCCCCCAGCTTTATTAGCAAGAGCAGCTAATGTGCCAACAGCACTAGGATTTTTAGTAATTAAATTAGCTACTTTTTCAGTTTGTCCAAGAACATCATAAGAACCTGAAATAACTTTTTTAGCTGCTGTTCCTTGCCCAACTAATTTGTTAGGAGGAATAGCAAACTCTTTTCCTACTTCAGCAATATCACCAATCTGCTTTTGAATAGGAATAGAAACATCTTCATACATCTGAGCAACTTCGGCTCTTTTATTAGCTTTAGCAGTCTCGTAAGATACATCAGCAACTTTACCGCCACCAGATAAGTTCTTTTGAATTGCTTCACCAACAGTAACTTTACCTTGTAGGTCAGGGTTAGCAGCAATTACTTTTTCACTTAATACATCTTTAACAGGAGTATCAGGGTCAGCTTTAGCTAACTTCTTAGCATCGGTATCCCCAAATCTCCACCATAAATCTTTATTGGCATTAGTAGGCTGTAAACCAGCAGCAGAGATTTCTTTAGTAATTTGACCTTCAAGAATTTTGGCAGCTTTTTCTTGAGCATCTTTATTGCCTTTAAGTTTAGAAAACTCAGGCAATGAAGGGTCTTCTTCACGAATCTTATCGTATGTACCTTTAGTGATACCATACTTACCAACAGCAGAGGATGTTTTACTTTCAGCACTATAAGCAGCATCACCTTTAAAACCACCAGATTCAACGCTTGCACGAGAAGACAAGAAATCACCTGTACCTTCGGCAGCACCTGCAGCAGCAGCTCCTGCTTTCTTTTGATACTTAGGAAGAACACCAGTTTCTCTAGTTAGCTTTTCTTCTGCAGTTAAAGGTAGACCATTTTTAGCTTTAGCTTCAATACGGCTTAGTTCAACTCGTAAATCTCTTGTGTCCATCAAGTCTTGACGATTGTCAGTAGAAATAGCTAATGCCTGTGCTCTTAAATGCTGGTCAGCAGTCATTGTCATATCTATTAATGCTTTTTTCTTAGCAGCAAAATCCATATTAGGATTACGCATTATAGATTCTACAGACATACGAGCAGCAGGGTCTTTAACAGTTTCGTTAATTACATTTTGTAACTGACTGTCATCACCAGCACTTTGCAGTAATTGACCAGCGTATTCTAATTCACCTTGTTTAACTTTTATAGTATCAAGCTGTTGCTTGTTTACGTCTGTAGATAAATCTCCAGCTTGCTTTTGTAGCTTATAAGCAGCAGAGGATAATCCTTTGCTTTGTAGCATACCAGCAGCTTGGTTAAGTGTAGCGGCTTGCTTAACAGGGTCTTTAATATCTTCAGGTGTTTGACCTGCATACATCTTACTAAGAATATCTTTAGAAGCAATATCTTCAGATATGCCTGTACCTGTTTTATAGCCTTCGCCTACAATCTTAGCAACATCTAAGTAATCTGCCATCTTAGTCTCCCATTCCGCCAGTACCGCCAAATGCTTGATTCCACGTAGCAGCAGCAGGGGCAGCAGCAGGGCTGGCTACAGTACCTGTTGGGTCATAAGATAATCCTGTGTATCCTCCAGTCATTCCAGAACCCATTCCTGAGTATCCAAAGTTTTGTGAAGCAGAACCACCAAATAAACCACCAAGAGTACTTAAACCACTCAATGCTGTACCTGTTCCTTGTAGCATACGATTTTGAGCAGCACTAGCGGCTTGTTGTTGTGCAAGACCTGCAGCAGCAGGAGACTGTGAAGCACCAGAAAGCTGCATTAAATTAGCAAGTTGTGAGTTGTAGTAAGAAGCAAAAGTGTTTTGTCCTTGAGACTGCAACGCATTAGCTTCAGCACCAGACTGGAGCATACCAGTAGCGGCAGCACCTCGTTGGGACTGTTGTAAACCTGCTTGTAGTTGTTGCTGGTAACCAGGCTGTGACATAGCCAATGAAGGGTTATTCATTAAATCGTTTAATTGGGTAGCAGCTTGACCACGATACTGACCATAAGGGTCATAAGTACCTGAGCTAGTGCTACCACCTCCACCACCGCCTAAACCTAAAGGGTTTCCTGTGAGAGCGTTTACACCTACTGTTAAGCCTACTACTGAAGCTGCAACTGAAGCTGACATAATGTTGTTTCCTTATAAAGGCTTAGAGCCTGTCTATAATCAATGGTAATTTCTTCACCTAATAAGCCTCCACGCATTCCTGATATTGGTTTAGAGGCTACCAAGTCAATATCTTCATTATCTCGTAAAACAAAAACTGCATTTGGATTCTTGGAATGGTTTGTATATCTACCAGCAGGAGTTCTTTTATCTCCTAACCTAGCTGGAGCAATAACTTCGCCAGCTTGGATGTTTCCTGTAGCAAACAAACCTTTACCTTCAATCTTGGAATCAGACACCATTGCTTTGTAGCTTCCTTGTGGAAAAGGTATCTGGTCTCCTTCATATTCTGATATTTGCCGAACAAGATTTAAATTTAACTTATACTCTGCCATTGCTTTTTCAAAGTCCTGAACATCTGCTGAGTAATCGTAAGTTAATAATTTATCTTGTTCTTTAAGATGTTCTTCAAGAAATTCATTATCTTCAAATAACATTTTTTCTAATTTAGCAACATCTGTTTCTTCTGTAGCATAAATGTTTTGAAAAGTCATCTCTTCTAAAACATAAGCTACTTTACGTCCTGCTGAAGCTATAAAAGACTTAGGAGCACTGATTTCAACTTTGTTTCCATCAGGTGCTACAAATATCATCTTACCTGTTAACATTACACAAAGGTGAGGATGCTTATGAAAGTGTCCTACAACTAAAGTGCCAGGACCATAAGTTACTTCTCTAATATATAAACCAGGACCAAAGTGATGAACAACAGGACAATCAGCTTGTTCTTGTTTTAGCAGTTCCTTTGTTAAGTTATCAATCTTATTTTCTAAGATTTCTGTAGGTAACTGCTGATTCATTTTTATCTCCGATAATTTGTGGGAGCCATACCGCCACCCTCTAATTCTCCAATTTCAAAATCTACTTCAGCAGCATCTAAACGTAATGGCTGATTTTCTGTGCAAAGAAATTCCCAAGCTCTGCGTCGTGCTTGTCCTGTTTGATAAATCTGAGAACGAGACGCATTAAGGTTCACAGTACGATATGGAGACCACGATTTATAATCATCATCAGTGTGACGAATATTCATTGTAGCTGGGACTTTATCTCCCACAATCTCAACTCGATTATAAAACTTACGCTTAGTAGTTCCATTATCAACTAGGTCTGTAACACAACGATAATAAATTGGAGCACCTGCATCATTGTAAAACAAATCTGATAAAGTGTATAGAGTACCGTTATCATCATCTAAAAGATAATAAGTTAAACCGTCACCTGTAAAATAACTAGGACGGAAGTACTGTTCTGCATATATACCAGGAATACCTGAACTAGCATCACCAACAGCCCACATGGTCCATTGATACCACATTTTTTCAGATACGTCGTATACTATTGTAACATTTAAATCATGTAATGTCAAGACATAAAAAGGATGTCCGTTAAATCTAAATGTATAGGCAGTAACGTCCTGCATGTTGCTATTGTTCAAAATACGGTCAATAAAGACAGTAGAAAGCTTAACAGGGGCTACCCCGTCAATACCATAAACACCAGTACCTGTGGTCTTAGAGATACCTACAAATAGCACTGTGTTCTCAAAGCTCACAATAGAGTTACCGTTAGCACAGCCTACTTCAAACTTATAAGAAGGGGCAGAAGATAAAGGAGACCCTGGATAGTTACCATTGTCATAAAAGAAGTCTGTAGACCATTGTCCTAGACCTAAGATATAGTTTAAATGCTTAGCAATCCCTGTAAGGTTATCTGGCTCTGACTCGGCTGTGACATAATTTAAAGCATTCCAAAGATTAGGATTATTTAACTCACAGTTGTACAACCTGCCTGCTACTGTTCCTATAACAATATAAGAATCTAAAAAAACAATACCAGGTGTAAAAGGACCTGTAGGGAAAGAATTCAAAAGGGCAGAAGCCGTTGCTCCCATACCTGTTGGGTCGTTAATAGTAACAACTAATGTATCTGAAGATGTATAGCCTGAACCGCCATTAGTAATAGTAATTCCAGTTACAATACCGCTTGCAAATTGAACAGTACCTGTTGCTGTAGTACCTCCTCCTGAAGGAGCTGAAAAAGTTACTGTAGGAGCTGTATACCC